GATTATGTCGCTGCACAATTAGCACCTATTGGTGGTTTGGAAGCAATAGCAAATGAAAGTTCTTTTCCTAATACACAACCACAGTCAGGTGTCGTAATAAGTATTGCTGATGCTGGCGGTATGGCAGTAGCATCCGATGGAACTGCATCTGGTCAAACAGTAGGCGGTACGACAGTTAATATATCTGGTATTGCTTCAAACTTTCGTGGATCTAGTGTGGCAGCTGGTGTTAGATTTCTTGTCGTATCTACAGGATCAGGTCAAAACTATACATACCATAAAGCGACTCTTAAAGAAGATGATCTTGTAGGTCTTAGTGGAGATATAAATGATTTTGCAGAAAGATATAGAGTAGGTTCTAGTTTTCCTACAACTAATAATGACTCTGGAGATTTATTTTGGCATACATCTTTAGGTAAATTATATGTTTACAACGGAACTACAAGTGCATTTGAAGAAACACAAAGTATTGGTAACTTCTTTATATCTACACTTAGCCCTGCATTTGATGGCAGTACTACAAACTTTACCCTCAGTAATGCACCTACTTCAGTCCAGCAAGTATTACTAATAATAGAAGGTGTACTACAGAAACCTAACGCTGGTACATCTATCTCTTCTTCAGATGAAGGATTTGTTTTAGATGGTAGTACAGTTAAGCTGGCTGCTGCACCTCCTACTGGTGCAAGCTATCACGCTGTCGTGATGGGTTCTACTGTAAACATTGGAACTCCAAGTGACAACACAGTAACAACAGCAATCTTACAAAACAATTCCGTATCTTCACAAAAAATACAGGACGAAGCTATAACACTAGCAAAATTAGAGCATGGTACATCTAGCAATAATGGTAAATTTTTAAGAGCTAATAATGGTGCTGACCCAAGTTATGAAACAATAGATTTAACTAATTTAGACGCAAGTAATTTAACATCTGGAACTATACCTGATGCACGATTCCCTGCAACACTCCCTGCTATAAGTGGAGCTAATCTTACAAACGTATCTTCTCCCGAAGTTTATGGATTTAATACAAACGCTGCTGGTAATTTAATAGTCACAACTACTAATGGTGGTGTGGACAATATATCTGGAACAGATTATGATGCATTTGAAGATGTTATTTTTGCAGCTACTGGTTTTACCTTTAGCTTAAATGCAAATGGTAAGCTAATCGCAACTATCTAACATGGCAACTATTGATCTCGGCAAAATTAAACAAGTCTGGCGAGGTACTTACAATAACTCAACTGCTTATACTGTTGATGATCTTGTCGAGTACACAGACTCAGGCATAACGTCAACGTATATTTGCGTTGCAAACTCAACAGGTAACGCACCTTCAAGTAGCGGTACAGCACACGCAAGTTGGAACTATGTAGCAAAAGGGGTAGCAGATCCTATACCAAGTCAATCTGGAAATGCAGGGAAGGTTCTTAAAACAGATGGAACTAACCTATCATTTGGCGATGGTGGCGGTTGGACAGTAATAGCAAAAGGTACTGGCCCTTCAACTGACGCTTCATCAGTTTCAGTAGATAACTGTTTTTCAAACAATTATAAACACTATATGATTAAAGCAGCTTGGGCTGCTCCTTCTTGGACTAGAATATATTTTATAAATTCTGACGGAACTACAAATACTGCTGCTGGATATTATTTGACAGGTACATATACACGCAGAAATAATAGTACAACACAAAACGGAACATTTGGAGAACACAACCACGTTGGTGCAACAACTAACTGGTGGGATGGTTATGGAAACTCCCCTGCTATGTACAATATGCACTTTTACGACCCTTATAATTCAAATTATAAAACCTTTTTCTATGGTCATGCTGGATGGATGGATAATGCTGGCTGGTGTTATTATCAACCTTTTACTGNTGGNTACGATGCTGCAAGCACAGTAAGAGGAATAATTTTTGATAGAGGTTCTTCTGGTTCTGGTGGCTATAATGCTACCTCTTTTAACTATGTAATTTTGGGGTTTAACTAATGAGTAAAATTTATTGTATTGATGCAAAAACAGGAGACAAAGTTTTACGAGACATGACCGATGCAGAGGAAAAACGTCTTGCTGATGGTATTGCAGCTAGTGAAGCATCTAAAAAAGCACATGATGATGCACTAGCTAAAAAAGAAACAGATCAAGCTGCTGCTAAAACAAAGCTAAAAGATCTTGGTCTTACGGATGACGAGATCGCAGCACTTATTAGTTAGTCATGCCTTTAACACAAGTATCATCAAGGGCTATAGAAGACACCCTTAGATATGTCTTAGGTGCTAGTGGTACAAACCACTATACATTTACAGGCAAAGGTCTTAATGGTGCAGTTAACGACCCTACGATATATCTTGTTCGAGGACAAACTTATATATTTGAAAACAGATCTGGAGGTCATCCGTTTTATATAAAGACCAGCATTGCTAATGGTGGCACGAATGATGCATACAATACAGGAGTTACAAACAATGGTGGAGGTAATAATACAGAGATAGTATTTACAGTACCGCATGATGCACCTGATACTTTGTACTATCAATGCAGTTCGCATAGCAGTATGGCTGGAGAATTTAAGATAGCAGGGTCGGTAGCGGATGGAAGTATAACGGAATCTAAATTAGCTGATGATGCAGTAACAGCCGATAAGTTAGCCGACTCTATTAACTCGGCTATAGCAGCAAATACAGCAAAAGATCTTACAGCTTTAAGTGCAAGCAACCTTACATCAGGCACAGTTCCAGATGCAAGAATTGGTGCAAGTAGTGTTACTCAACACGTTACAGCATTTGACGATAACAAAATTATTAACGACATATCTGCACTTGCTTTAAAGATAAATGCTTTAGAAAATGCTACTAGATATAATACTAACTCTACTTCTGTAGATACATTTCAAGATTCTAATGGGATAACAAATTTAACCAATGTTTCAAGAAACATAAATGAATATGTATCGTCAGCAGTTGATACTTTAAGTTCAGAGGGTACATTAGTAAGTGGTTACAACAAAACAGCAGCACAGATCGCTAGTAATAATTTTGCAATTAATACAATTTCAGCTAATAACTGGGAAATAATTGATGACGCAACACATACTCGTACTACTGGACATTACAACTCAGACGCTTCAAGAGAACAAGGTCATATATGGGGGATGATTGCATCATCTGGTGCAACTTCAAACTCTGATTATAATATTTTTGGACAATACACAAATACATCAAGTGCAGACGTTTACATAGGTATTGACACAACAGTTAATTCTCCTCGTTTTGTTTGGACAAGATTTAAATTTGATAGATGGTGGGCACAGGGAACACCAGACGTAACTTTATCAGGTTCAAATAATTTAAGTGGGTCTTGGACAGTTTTGAAAACTATGGTTCCAACAACTGATACTGGAGAAGGTCAACAAGATAGTGGCAGTTTTTCAAACACAACCGAGTACAGATATTATCAATTTAAAATTCATAATATAACAGGTACGACTGATATTGGTATAAAAGATTTGTTAGTAATTGGTAAAACTATTTCAACAAGTGTTGCAGCAAGTGGTTCATTTGAAAGCAATGCAATTACAGCTTCAGCATCTACTACAAAGATGGGTGCTGTTATTACATATCAAGATTTTCAAGGCACAGCAACTTTAAATACAGACTTAAAACTTTATGTATCAGCAGATAATGGTTCTAACTATACACAAGTAACATTAGTAGCACAACCTGATTTTGCAACTGGTGTCAAAATGGCTAAAGCAAATGACGTTACTGTTACCGCTGGAACGCAACTTAAATATAAAGTTGAATTTGCTAACCAATCAGATGGTTCTAAAGTAACAAGAGTTACTGGCGTATCATTACAGTATTAAAAAATACTAGACCTACCTAACTTTTCTTCTACCTTTGATCTAAAAGCTGGATCTTTTCTGTATCGAGGATCATTCATTGCCTCCTCTAATTGTGCAGTACTTTCAAATACATCACTTCCTCCAGATGCTGGTCGGCCTGATAGTAAGTTAGGTTCTTGTCCTACGCTTGCAACATATCTTGAATGTAATCCTTCAACAGTTAACTTAATCTGCTCGATATTACCGCTGTTAATACCAGCAGAGTACGCTGCTTTTTCAGCATCAGTTAAGTTTTGACCAGCCCATTGCTGCATATTGGCAAAATTTTCTTGACCATAGCTATCACGAATAGCCAATATATCTTTCTCTGTTGCTGCTGCTTCAGTTCGTAAACCATTTAGATGTGAGTCAACCAAAGATCTAGGAAAGCCAGCTTGCTCTAACTCTTTGTAGTGTGCCTCTGTTATCTCTCCTTTCTGTTGCCAGTACTCATTCATAGAAACGTAGTCAACATTACCCTGTTCGAGTAAGTTACCTACTGCTTCTCCATAAATCTCTTGGGCTGTTCCTACTGGTTCTGGAGCAGACTGTTCATTCTGTGCTTTGAGTTCGTTGTAAGCTGCAAGCAAATCTTCTTGAGTCTTAAACTCTCCCCCAATTAATTCTTCTCCTTTAGGTAAGTTACCTTCTTTCTGGAGTTCAGCTGCCTCTGCTTCGAGGTTAGCAATTACTTCCTCTTGTACTGGAGGAGTAGCGTCTTGTGTGATTGTAACTGGATCAGGCNTAGCAAT